CGTTGACACTCAACTTTTCGCCGGTAAATTTAACGGTTCAACTGGTGACACAATCGACGTTAAACGTCCTACTGACTATAAAACAGTTCGTACTGCTACAGGTGATGTTTCTGGTGCTACTAAATCAGATATCATTACAGGTAAGGCTAGTGCAGTTGTTCAAGATTACTTTACTGCTTTCGTAGATTACGAAGAAGCAGCCGAAGCAATTGAAATGGATCAATTAGATCAGCTACTTGCACCTATGGCTACTCGTATTGTTACTGACTTTGAAACAGATTATGCTGGCTTTATGATGAAAAACTCAGCTTTACTTGCTGGTTCAGTTGGTACAGGTGTTTCTACTTGGGATGATGTAGCAGAAGCTGGCGCAATTATGCAAGCTACTGGTGTGCCAATGGATAATACATGGTGCTATGCAGCTAACCCATTCACTCAACGCAAACTAGCAAGTGATCAACGTTCGTTAGGTGGTGAAACTGGCGCTATGACAGCTAACCAACGCGCAACTATTACAGAGAACTTTGCTGGCATGAAAGTGTTAACAGCAACAACCTTGTCTAACTACTCAACTGGTGCTGGCGCTGACCGTGCTGGTACTGTTGTTGGTACTCCTGTTGCTACTTATGTTGGCGCTAAAGACACAATGACTCAAGTTGTTGGTGTAACAGCATTCCAAGCTAACTTAGTTGTTGCTGCTGGTGAAACTGTAACCATTACAGGCCCTAACCGCTTGAACTTATCAACTCGATTACCAGTGATTGATGAGACAGGCTCTCAAATCGCGTGGACTGCTACAGTGACTGAAACAGTTACACTTGATGGTTCTGGTGCTGGTAACTTAGTATTAACTGGCCCTGCAATCTTTGAGGCTACAGGCTCTTACAATACTGTTGATGTTGCTATCGGTGCTGGTGATGTTATTACATTGGGTGGTGCTGCAAGTAAAATCATTCAGCCTAATATGTTCTGGCATAAACAAGCGTTTACCGTTGCTTCTGTTCCGATTAAGAAGCTACATTCAACTGATACAATTGCTACTACAGCAGATGGCTTGCAATTACGTGTTAGTAAAGGTGTTGGATTCTTAGAGAATGAACAGAAAGTACGTATTGATTTCCGCCCTGCATACGGCGTTATGAATCCGTTTTTTGCTGGTCAAGGCTTCGGCGCTTAGTTAGTAATCTTATCGTAGCTACTCAAGGAAGAGTGGCTATCATCAAGACTACTATTTAAGGCGGCAACATGAATAAGCTATATAAACCTAACGGCAAAGAAGTAACAGTTAACGATTCATCACTGGCACACGCTTTAAGTATTGGCTGGACTAAAGAAAATCCAATCAAAAAAACAACCAAGAAACCAGCTAAAAAGGCTGAGTAATGGAAACCGCACAAGAGCTTATTAATGACGCACTACAAGCTATTGTAGTACAGGCGTCAGAGCAGCCAATACAAACGGTAGACTTTCAAACAGCTAGGCGTTATTTAAATCGTATGATGGCTACAGTGCCTTATACTGGCTTAGGTTATACGGTTGTAAACTTACCAAGTGATTTAATTACTATACCTGATGCTGCACTAGAAGGTGTAATGTTCAATCTGGCTGTTAAATTATTGGCTACTTTTGATATGCCATTAACTGCTGAACTAAACCAAAGCGCTCGCAATGGATTGAAAGAGATTAGACGCTTAACAGTAACTATTGCACCTACTTCAATGCCTTGCACCTTGCCTATTGGTAGTGGTAACGAGCAAGATAACACATTTAATAATCAGCACTTCTACTCATGCCCTAGTGATGAAATAGCAACAGAGCAAGGCGGCTCTATTCTTCTTGAGAGTGATACATAATGGCAGATCAAAAAATAAGTCAATTCAATGTAAGCACATCATTAAATGATAGTGATTTATTTACATTTGTAGTTAACGGCACAAATAAAAACATAACATATTTGGACTTAAAGTTAGACTTAGGTGTTACAGGCTCACTATCTCAAGCTGGTGATCCATTAGGTGTGCCGGTTTTAGAGGTTGAATCTCCAAACGTTTATAATATCCGCAACATAGAAAGCAGCAAAGGTATTATTGCTAGCGTTAGTGCTGAGAACGGTATAGCTATTGGCGCTAACTTCATACAATCAACAGGTGGGGTTCCTGTTATTGAAGATCTAAATGATGATATTTACAATTTCCGAACAATTAAAGCTGAGGCACCTTTGCAAGTAACGGTTGAGGGTGATTCTATTGTAATTAAAGAAACAGGCTCTCCATTAGCGGTAACTAACACAGTTATAGTGTCAAGTATTGATGATTTCCCTGCTGCTGCAAGCGGCGTTATTACGCTTGATGACGGCATTAATTATGTCATCGCCCAGCCTATAACTACATCTAATAGGTTTGTTTTAGGTGCTAGTAACTCAATAACAGCAAATAACCCTTTTTCACCTTTGTTTTCATACACCGGCACTGGAACGTTTTTTACTGGTGTTGATGTAACGCTAACTATACATGATATTTTGCTTAGTGCGCCGTCTGGCCAAGTGTTTGATATGTCTAGCACGCCATCTTCGGGAGGTAATTTATTTATAGCTACATTAGTGATCGTTCTTGATTGTAATAAGTTCGGTACATTTGACGACTTACTAACTTTTGACTTTACCAATGGTGGTGCCATATCTGCTAATGACGGAATAACGGTTTTAGGCTCTACTAACTGGAGTATATTCTCAGCCACTAAATTTAGCTCAAACACATTATCAGCATCGTTTGTTGGTATAGATTTCGGCTCGTCTGTGCATAGAACACTGGAATTGGATAATCTAGTTTTTAGGGGTGTAGCTGGCGGTGTTGGCATTTCAGGACTGACCAGTAACGGGAACGTAACGAGTGGAAACTTAGCATCCGTTACGGGGGGTGAATTCACAGGATTAACCCCGTTAAATGGAATTTCAAGTGATGACAGTAGGTGGGCTTTTGAAGGTAACACTAACATTACCGACTCTATGTCAGATGCACTAATGGGTTTTAATGGGAACGTGCTAGAAACAGTAATAGCCACAATAAATACACCAGTAGTAATTAATGCAGTATGGACACTTGAGGACGCTAGGCGATTCACTACCACGACAGGAGGTAGGGCCACTTATAATTCAGAGCAATTAAAGCACTTTCCTGTTGATATTTCTATTGGGCTTATTTCAGTTGGTGGTGGTGCAATTAACGTAACTACTTACCTATGTTTAAATGGGGCTACAGTGGCGAATACAGGAAGGACGGTTGAAATATCTGGCTCTAGCGCTAGAACTTTATCTATCCCTTGGCAGTTGAGTTTATCTGAAAATGATTACTTAGAAGTGTGCATTGAGAATAATAGCGGAACAGGTAATGTTATTGTTGAAAATGCAATATTGAGAGTTAACTAATGCCTAAAATCAATATACCAATTGATAACGGGTTTTATGTTAGCGATTCGCTACAGAATGCAAATATGCTTTGTACTAACTGGTTTGCTAATAAACCACAAGTTGAAGGTGCTTTGTCGCAAGGTAACTTATTCGGCGGTGCTGGTATCTCTCAAATATCAACTACTGGCGAGATTAAGCAGGTTAATAGAGGTATGCACGTTAAAGCGGGTAAGCCTTATTTTCTTAATGGCACTGATTTAATTCGTGTTGATAGAAGTGTCGATGAGTTTGGTGTTGAAACATTCACTAATACTATTCTCGGCACAATACCGGGTGATGATCGCGTAAGTATGGCAGACAACGGCAAGGAGCTTGTGGTTCTTATACCGGGCGGCAATGCTTACATTATTGATGAGACTAGCGGCACTCCATTTATTCAAATTACAGCGCCCGGCTTTACTTCAAGCGGCTCACCACAAATTGTAGTTTTTGTTGACTCTTATTTTGTTTGCTCAACTGATAGTAAAAAGTTTATTCGCTCAGACGCTAACCAAGGTACTGTATGGAATGCGCTTAACTTCTTTACGGCAGAGTCAGACCCAGACGATATCGTCGGTTTGCAGGTTTATAATAACAAGCTGTTTGTTTTAGGCTCAGAAGTTACAGAAGAATTTAATAATAACGCTGGATTATTTCAACGCACAGGCTTTTTTATTGATAAAGGTCTTTACGCTAAATTCTCAACTATCGCTACAAACAATAGCTTCATGTGGATAGGTGGCGGCACTAATGAAAGCGCGGCTATATGGACTTTAAACGGCAATACACCTGTTAAGATT